TAGAACTTAATTGAGAAACTAAAAAATATCCATCATTTGTAGATAGGCTAGACGCAGAAATACCACTATCCCCAATACCACTACCTGTAATAATAGGAATATTATTTACATTTCCAGCAATATTGATTTGATCTGCGCTAGTTCCATTTACCCACAACCAATATCCTCCAGCTAAATTATACATAAAGAAATTGGCTCTGCCTGCGACTAAATCTCCAGAACTTAAATTTCCAGCTACACCATTACTAGATATTTTATAAAGAGATTTAGTCCCTAAAGCATTGATATTAAGCGTTGTCGTTCCAGATTGTGTCACATTCAAGATAAGGTCAATTAATTTTCCGTCTGTATATGCAGTAAAGCCAGAAACAGTAGCTACATAATTATTTGCGCCAGATTCTGTAGCGTTAACAAGATAAGAAATACTAGAAAATAGTGTTGTTACTGATGCGCTAATATTGGTTGCAAATAAATCTATTTTTGTCATATTTGAATCGGTGGTATTATCTTGTGCTAAACGCCAATCCAAAAATTTTACAGCACTACCAGCAGCTTGAGTTGTTCCACTTAACCCCAAAGTTGGAGTTGTCATATTTTATTTTTCCTCCTTTCTTTATGGGGATTAAGCCACAAAGTCCATATCAGATAAATTATAAGCATCTAAATCTGACAAATAATAAGTATCCCAATAAGATAATGTATAAAAAACAGCCACAGTAGCCGTTGCGATTATTTTTATTTTTTTTATTGCAATATTAGCTGTGGTGATTCTTAACAATTGCCTTAATGTAGTTACAAACTTTATTTTTTTTATAGATACTGTTTGAACTATTTTATATAATTCTTTCCATATTGCTGTTAATTTTATTTTTTTTATCACTAATTCCATAGGTAAATTTTGTAGCAATTTAGGGAATCCTGTTTCTGCTGTTAATTTTACTTTTTTTATAGATAGAGTATTGATAATACGTGAAAGTTGACTTGTTTGAGCAATAGTAAATTTTATTCTTTTTATTTTTAAAGTTTGATACCAGGCGGCAGAAAAACTGAAATTATCAAGAATAATTTCAAATACTCTTTCTGGAGTATATTTTATATTGAATATATTGCGACCACTCATAGGTCACACTCCTTTTTATCCAGCATTAAGATTTGAAATTGTTAATGATCCTATTGAAAAATATACTGTAGTATTTGCAGCCACAGCTTTTGACACAGGAAGTTGTTCCCAATAATACAATGAACCTCCCGTCAATTGATCAAAAAAGCAAATATGTGTAATTGTTCCCCATGAAGCCGTTGACTCAACAAATGTAATTGCTACTGCATTTGTGAGAGCGCCGTTAGATGCCGTTCCAAAATTAGTCTTATTGTTTGTAACCGCAACACGAGCATAAGCTCCGCCACTAGGTTCAGTTGCTCCTGTTCCTGCTTCAGCAGGAGCAGTTGTTGAAAGCCCAACATAGTATGTAGCTGGAGGAGTCCACGCAGTTCCTCCAAATGCTAAGTCAAGCAATTTGTTTTCAGATGTATATGTACCACTCATTAAATATTCCTCCTTATTCTAACTAAACATTCGGACTAGGAAATATCACCAATTTCCCTTGTGCGGGTTTATGGACTTTCCCCAAGTAATCAATAACTACAGGCATATAAATATACGTCCCTGATAAATTAATACTACATGCACTAGTAAATGTTGCAACAAATTCCCCTAACGGAGATCCAGAAATTGTCCCTGGCAAAGTAAAAACATTATATGTAGGATCGCCATATGGAAAAAGTTGTATGCTAGTAGTTGCGGCATTTAAATCAACTAAAGCACTCGCACTATCATACACATTACCAGTAAAATCTTGTTCATCTCCTGCTATCATTTGTATTTCCGGTAAAGTATTAGCTGTTATACATGAAAAAGAAGATGTCACATTATTTATCCTCCTTTTTATCTTTAGTATTATCTATTTGTATTGGTTTTTCTTGATTATCTTTTTGTATTTGTTCTAATGTCGCTATTAAAGTTACTCTTATCTTATATATCAACATAGTGCTTTCTCCTTTAGTTTCAATATTAGATAGCGCATTAGTTGATTCTACAAGATTTTGAAAACATTGTTGATTCATTTTTATAAAATCATTTTCCATTTTTATCCTATAATAATCCTGTGAATATTCCTCTATTAAATTTTAGGGTTGTTGTTCCTGTTCCTGCCGAATTCCTTACTGTTACATATTGGGTTACGCCGCCGTTAGCCTGGAATGTTCCAGATACAACAACATTTGAGCCAAATGTAACACTAGAGTTAAATATTGCACCACCAGAGAAGGTAATAGAACTCCCAAAATAAGCGGTTCCATATACGGTAAGTTGAGTGCCTATTCTTGCCCAAGATGCCACGTCTAAGGACGCTGGTTGCATTTGACCACCCGAAAACTGCCCACCAATAATATATCCCCCATTTATAGTTGCACCATTTATTACACTACTATTCAAAGTCACAGAACTAATAGTCCCGGCAGTAATCTTATCAGCACTAATACTAGCAATTTGACCATCACTAACTTGTCCTTGTAAATTAGCCGCATAAATATTTCCACTAAAATAACCTGTTGCACCATTAATCACACTAGAATTTATAGTAGTTCCACTAATAACACCCCCAGTAATAGTCGCAGCATTTATAGCTCCACTGAATGTTCCGGTAGCACCACTTAAATCACCAGTAAAATGTAAATTTCCAGCAGTATCAGCATAGAAACTATCTACCCATGTTCCTCCTATTTGACTACGAATTTTTATACCATTTGAGGTATCCAAAAGTATTTGGTTCGTGTTAGTAGAATTAGTAATATTTAAAGTGGCATCTATAAGAGTAGCACCACTGCCATCTAATAAAAATTTATTGTTTTCATTAGTGATAGTTAATTGATTGCCTGCGATCACATTTCCAATTAAATAATTAGAAACCAATCCAAAACCAGTTCCACCTCCAGGCAGAGAAATTTTGCCCAGAGCTAATTTGGAAGTCGTCCAATTATCATCAGTAAACGCAAGCATATTGTTAACCATCCAAAATTGCTCAGATTCATATGCGCTACCTGAAATTAATTGTCTACCTCTCAATCCGTTTTCAGTCAGAGTAATATTCTGAGCGCTTCCACTAATAACATTATTAGTAGCGGCATTTAAAGCACTTGTAATGAATGTGCTAACTTCATTATTGGTATAGGAGGCACTATTACTCCATCCAGTAGAATTAACTTTGGTAGTATTAGCAGAACTAATTGGGCTATTCATCAAATCTGAAAATTGAAAAGCAGAATTGTCCAATCTTAATCTATTACCAAATATTAATTTAAATTCATCTGGGTTATCATAATTTAAATCATATCCCAACACTAAAGGATAGCTAATAACATTTGGCTTTATTTCTAGATTAATAATAGCTCCCAATACTAATTCATCCGTAAAACTTTCGAATAATTTTATCAATGGGAAATTGATACTCTCCACATCAAAATTATATCTCGGTTCAGATATTCTTCCCAATAATGTTGTTGCTTGGTCATATAGCCCTTGAGCTTGAGCCTGAATTTCTGCATTAGTCATTGTGCTAGTCTGTATAAAATTTTCATTAACATAACCAGACTGAATAATATAAGGTTGTAATTCTTCTATTTGCGCTGCTGTAAAATTATTAGCAAAAGATACAAGAGTATTGATGCCCGTCAGTTGCGCAGTTATAGATGTAATTGTACTTTGCATACTTGTTATTTCTGAGTTTTTATCGTTTATTTCTATTTGTTTTGCGCTCAAATCGGCATTAACAGCAGTCAAATCTAATCCTTGTTGAATTCTTACTAGTCTTACTTGATCTAACGCGGAATATTGGCCTTGCAATGTCACCAATTCGGCTTGTAAAGTAACCAACGCCTCATTTGAATCAGACAATGTTGTTAAAGTATTGGCATATGTTATCTGATTAGCAGTTATCAGCGCCTCCCATGCAGTAATAGCATCTATCAATCCTTGGCTCATCCACTCTATATTTTTAGAATAACTAAAATCATAAATATTGTCAGTACCCAAAGGATTGACCTGATTAATGGATAAGTCACCACCCCCTAACACTGTTAAAGAAGTAACATACTCATCTGATATCTCTTCTAATTTAATATTCTTTATTACATTATCATATGATAAATATATATCAGTATCAGTAGTAGCATTAGCAAGAGCATAGGCAGATATCGTTTTATTAATAGTGTCAAATACAAAAATACATTCATATGCTTCTTCTATTTTTGTCATCAATAAATTATAAATAGTAATATCCGTTATATCAAAAGTACGATATTTTATAGCAATCGAAGTATCTATTGTCCCCAAAGACCAATCAGGTAATAAATCTATAATTCTTTTCATTAGAGTTCCGGCAGGAGTAATAGGATCATAAAACTTATATGTTCCTTTTAATAATCCTATTTTTTTAGTAATAAGTTGAACTTCTAATGATTGGCATTTTATATCTTTATAAGTTTGAATACCATCGCCCTGCTCAATATTTTCTACAATTTGGAAATAACCTAAATTTTCTACATATACCAATCTTCTATTTACAAGATAATCATAATATGGCATTTTTGTTCCATCTATATATTCTCTTGCAGAAAAAGATAATTCTGATAATGTATTAAATCGAGGTGAATATTTTCTATCTGAAATAGCTGAAAGTGCGTATAGTTGCGAAGTATCTGGGTTACAGAGTAGAAAATCCGGTATCTCATAGAGGTTAAAAGCATCAAAATTAATAATTCCCATTATTATTGTCCTCCAATCCTTTTAAGTATTCCACATAACGAGCTTCCCATGCATCAATAGCTTCTTGCTCAGTGTGGAAATAACCCAAACATTCTTTTTTCTTTGTTCTTTCTACTTTAAATTCACAAACCCAAGAGTGGTCTCTATTTACATAAAAAACGCCAAGATGCAAACTCGTTGGATTTTTAGTATTTTTAATTCCAACATGTCCTTCTGCTATTTTTATTCTTGTTTCTTCAGTAACAATACGCCCCATTCTAGATTCTGACATTAGACTTTTTGTTTCTTCTGTAAGAACTTTACCTCTATTACCATCCCCTATTTTTTTTCTAGTTTCTTCGGTACATTCTCTTTCAGAAGACAATTTTGCCATTTTCTCTTTATATTCATCAGTATGTTTTTGCCCAAAAAAAGGATTTTTATCTCCAATCTTGGAATCACTCATAAATTTTTTAGACTCATCCGTATGAACTTTACCAAAAAATGGATTATTTTCTCCAGACATACTTTTAGACATCGTATCTTTTATCTCTTCTGAACAACTAAATAAACCATCCCCTCCTCTAGTAAGATTATATCCGCATTTATCATCTATAAAAGAATTATAGTAGGCTATCCAATAAATTTCCATATCTTTCAAAAACCCTTCTTTACATTCTTGTATAATAGAATATTCAAAAGCGTCTTCTCCATATTTATTATATGCTCTCTGAAGATATAAATTGCTATGAGAATTTTTTCTTAATTTCATCCGATGATTTGACCATCTATTTTTGATATTTTTAGCCAATCCAATATATCTTTTTCCATTAAATTTATTCAAAATACAGTAAATTCCACAAATTTTCTCCAAATCTATCCCCCAATTTTACTTCTTTCAAAAAATGTTATTGTAAACGTCCCAATCCCTGATTCAATATGCAAATGATTAGCACGAGGAACTAATCTAAACCATTTTTTATTAAAATTAGATAATCTGCGCAATCCTGTACTAGAAGTAATTGTTTTTGTGTCCCCATTTATTGTGATTGTCTCGTTAGCTAAAAGACCTGAAAATAGAAATTCTCTAGCAACAGAACTTCCAGATATGGTTTCAACATCATCAGAATTAGTTATACTAAAACTATTGCCAACAGCATTTAAAGCAAAAGATATATTTGCATACAAATAATCATCATTTGAACTTTTATTATAAATCACAATATCATCTGTAATTACGTTATTTCCAGTATATGTTTTAGTTACAATCCTAATAGGTGAATATCCAAAGGCGGAATCACATTGGGCCAAGCATTTAAACCCCACATTTAAATTGCCGACATAATAAGGTTCTGGTTTTGTTAAAAAAACATTAAACCACACTCCATTTAAATCGTCTTGAATTATTTTTAATTTTTTACGAGACGATAGCCCAAACAACCAATTGCTGATTATGTCTCTATCAATTCCACTAAGCACAGTTGGTGACGCAAAAATTAATGGGAATGATAATATCTGATCTTGTGACACACCCAAATCATACACTTTATCTTGACGATATACTTTTTGAGTATGTATAGTTGGGTCAGATGAACCAACACCACTGTATAATCCACCACTATCAAAATTAACTATTTTTAAATTAAAGTTTTGGGAAGGGATTCCGTCAAGCTCAAAATCTGTTGTGTAGAAATTTGCCAATTATCCCTCCTTTCTTATTTTTATACTGTTTTTAGTATTTTTTCTCATTTTTATCAAAAGCCCATATTTTCTCCATATTAGCAAAAGAGAAACTATTATCAAATATAATAGTTTCTCCTCGCCTTTTACTTAATTTTACCCCATAAAACTACGATTTCATGGGATAGTTATTTAAATAGTAAAACTAGTAGCATTTCTTGTTATTCCACGATTTTTAAATGTATCTACCATAATCTTGGTTACTATTTCTTTCATTTCTGGAAGAATTGATCTGTCGAGATTACCATTGATGGCAATAGGAATAGTTACAGTTATATCGCCAAAACCATTGTTCGCATTAGAAAATCGAGGAACTGTACCCGTATTTCTAAGAATGCTAGAAAAGAAAGAAGCAAGAGGAGCAACTGAATTTTGTTGAGATTTTGTTAGTGCTAATCCTATTTCCCCAGGAGCAACAGGCAACAATCTAGAGTCAACATTAGAAGGAGAACCTAATACTTCAAATGATCCACCAGAAGCAAGTCCTATTTTCCCATTACCGTTTAGATCTCTTCCTGCTGATACTTCAGCATTTCCTATGGTAGTTTTTGAATAATTATAACCAGTTGATCCAATTACGTCTGCCTTTTGTGTTGGTTGAGTATATCCACCACTACCACCACTTCCTCCGCCCATATCATTCGCTTTTGATAAAGCATCAATCATTTCATTGATTTTTGCGATCATAGCGTCAAATCCAGATATCATTCTATCAATACCTGCAATTTGAGCGTCTATCAATTTATTAAAAGCTTCTTCTTCACGATCTAGAGCTTCAATTTGGATATCATAGGTTCTGTCAGCTTGATATTCGGCAATATCTGCCGTTTTTTCTGCTCTTTCTTCTTCTAATTCTAGACGACGAGCATTAGCCTCTTCACTATTGTCAAATTGAAGTTGAAGAAGTTCATTATCAATATCTGAAAGTTCTTTATTTTTATCAGCAAGTTCTTTTTGATAATCATCTTCTTCTTTTGTTAATCTCAAAGATTCTTTTTTTGCATCTATAAGTTCACTATAAGCATCTTTTTGATCTTCAAGAGCATCTATTTGAGCTTGTGCTGATTTTTTTTGAGCGTTATATGCCTTTATTTCTAATTCATATGATTCTTTTTTTGCATTATTTAGCTTTTCTTGAGCAGATACTCCGGAACCTCCACCAACAGAAGGAATAGATACACTAACACTCATAGCAGCGAAAGTTTTTAGTAACCCTTGTAATCTTGCTGTTTCTTCTGCTGCTAAATTAGCAGTTACTATCATAGAATTTGCAAGAATATAATTTCCATTTGCGGCAGCAACAGCAGCACTTGCCAAACCATATTTAGTAAATTCATTTATTAGTTCTGCTTGAGTCGCTGCTTTTGCAGCTTCAGCATCAAAAATATATCCATCTGCTGTTTGTATTAAATACATAGCCAAATCAGCATTTGAAGAAATTAAATCTAAAGCAGTTGCATTAGATATTTGTCCATTTTTTGCTTGTTCTTCTGCTGCTTTTGCCACAGCATCCATGGATGAGGTTAAGGATTCGGAAGAAGCGACGAGGTCATCTGTTGATTGAATTTCTTCTTCATTTTCTGAAATTGTATCTCTTTGGGCAAATATTGCATCAGTCCTTGATCTCTCTACGTCTCTTTGCGAAGACTCAAACAAATTAGTAAGTTCTTCGCCAAAATCTCCCGTATTGGCAAGAATTTTCATTAATTCAGATTGCTGATCTTCAGTAAAATTACCCCAATTTGCAGCGACATCTGTTAAAAACTTTGAATTTTCTGATTTTAATGTTGCTATTTTTTCTTTATAATTATCTATTTGCTCAGAAGTAAGCGCTCCACCACCAGCTACGGCACTTCTTCCAGAACTTAATATACCACTATAAAGATTTATATCTGTTGCATTCTGTTCATATGCTGTTGCACCTTGCTTGATTTCTTTCTTAGTTTGCAAAAATAAAAGTTCTTGTTCCGCATCTATTTGTTGTTGAAGCAAATCAAGATATGATTGATTACTAGATAATGCTTCATCAGATATGATAAAATTACCAGATTGATCATAATATCCTGCAATTTGTGGCAATAAATCTTTTAATTGGTTTTGAACATCTAAGAATTTTTGTTGTTCTTCTGTTGTACGATTAGAATTTTCTTCTAACTTTTTGAATTCTTCAGACAAATCTTT